CTGGTGGACAACGGTCGCTACGAGATGATCCTCGACATGGTGCAGCAGCGTAAACACTCCCTTGTCTTCTTCTTGTGGGACCACCAGAAGCAGGAACTGATTGCCGAAGCTACACGACGAGGTTTGACCTTCTGCGTGTTCGACGGCAAGACCAGTGACAAGGAACGCGAGTCATACGTGGCTGCGTATCAACGTGGCGAATATCAGGTCATGTTCGCTCACCCCAAGACTGCAGGGCACGGCCTCTCACTGACCAAAGGCACCGCGACGATCTGGGCCAGCCCGACGTACGACCTCGAGCACTACGCTCAAGGCTCTAAGCGTCAGCACCGGCTTGGCCAGACACAGAAGACTGAGACGATCGTCGTCGTGGCCAAGGACACTATCGATGAGCGTGCGTACGAGCGGATGGAAAGTAAGAACGAGCGGATGAAGCACCTGCTCAGTCTGTTCGAAGTTACATCGCCGCCGCCCGTACCGGCCAAAACAACCCGTAAACCGAGGGCAAAGAAATGAGCTGGACAAGTGCAATGAAAATCGCTACGACGGAGAAGCTTACAAAGTTCCCGTCGCCAGTACGACTACACAGAGCCAAACGCCCGACAATTATCCCGGCAACAGTTGACTGGAAAAATCTCGTCGTCATCGACTTCGAAACTTACTACGATCAGGACTACACCCTGAGCAAACTATCGACCTCAGAGTACATCCGAGACCCCCGGTTCAAAGCGCAAATGATGGGCGTGAAAATCGGCAACAAGAAAACGATACTGGTGCCCCATGAAGAAATTGCTGATTATCTGCGTACTCTTGACGGACAGGGCCTTGACCTCCTTGCTCACAATACTGCCTTTGATGGTTTTATCCTTAGTCATCATTACGGTTTCTATCCTCGGTATTGCTACGACACTCTGTCTATGGCCCGGGGTCTTTATAGCAACGACATTGGCGCGGGGCTGGACGAAGTTGCTCAGTTCCTCGGCAAAGGAAACAAAGTAGCTGGCGTACTCGAGCAGACTAAGGGCATCCGCGACTGGAGCCCCAAACTATACAAAGCCGTCGCTGTGTATTGCGCACAAGACGTCGACCTAACTCTCGAAATCTTCAAGGACATGCACACCAAGTTCCCCGCCGAGGAGATGGACTTAGTAAATCTGACAGTGAAGATGTTCACCCGGCCGATGCTCAAGGTAAACATCCCACGAGTCGAGGCGGAGCTGCAGCGAGAGCTGGATGAGCGCAAAGAAGTGTTCCAGCGCGTGTTCAACATGGGGCACGATATCAAGGCACTTAAACTTACCAAAGCTGAGCAGGCTTTACCGCCAGAAGATCTGCAGAACCGCGTCGTTAAGAAGGTCTGCGGCTCCAACGAGATATACGCTCAGTTGTTGGTCAAAGCCGGAATCCCGTACAACCAGATACCACGGAAGATTTCCCCGACGTGGCTGAAGAAGCGCATCTCTGGCCAGACAGCACCCGGCGAAGAAGCCCAGATGGTCTTCGCATTCAGCAAGGACGATATTGAGTTCAACGGCATGGTCGACAATACCCGGCTGTGGACACAAGGGCTCGACCTCGAGAGCCAGGGCGACATATTCCGTGCGCAGATACGCAGGACGATGATCGAGACGCTGGTAGAGGCGCGGCTGGCTGTGAAGTCGACTACGAACATCACACGGGCTGAGCGGTTCCTGACGGCCGGCGCCAACGACATGCCACTGCCATGCGGGTACGCGTACGCTAGAGCACACACTCTCCGGTGGGGCGGTAACAACAAGATGAACATGCAGAACCTTAAGCGCGGTGGGGAGCTACGGCAAGCTATCGAAGCGCCAGACGGTTACGTCATGTGCGTCGTGGACTCCGGACAGATCGAAGCCCGGGTCAACGGCTGGCTCTGGGGACAACAAGACCTCCTTGACTCGTTCCGTGCCTCAGACGGCTGGGACAAAGCCATGGGTACCGCGCGCGGCGTTGACCGTGACGCGTACTGCAAGTTCGGTGACAAAGTTTACGGTCGTGAGGTCACCACAGAAGACAAACTCGAACGCTTCGTGGGCAAGGTCTGCGTGCTCGGCCTCGGCTTCCAGATGGGGGCTGCCAAGTTCCAGATGACACTGGCTAAGGGCGCGCTCGGCGGCCCACCAGTGAACTTCGGTCTCAACCAGTGTTACGGCATCGTCAACGCGTACCGCACTACCAACGCGATGATCGTCAACGGCTGGAACATCTGCAGCCAGATTATCGAAGACATGTCAACTGGTGCTTGCGGCGAGTTCGGCCCATTAAGCTGGGAGAAGGAACGCATCTGGTTACCCAGTGGCATGTCGCTACATTACCCAGACCTCAAAGGCGTGGCCGGAGAGCGGGGTACACAGTGGTCATACCGCAACAAGTTCGGCCGCACGAAGATTTACGGAGGCTTGCTCTGCGAGAACCTAGTCCAGTGCCTCGCTCGAAACATCGTGGCTGACCAAGTCCGAGAGATCGCTGAGCAGCAGCACGTTGTGATGATCACTCATGACGAGGCTGTGTCATGCGTACGTGAGGAGAATGCCGACTACGCGTTCAGCCTGATGGAGACAGCATTCCGCCGCGCCCCTGCGTGGTGTCCTGATATCCCGCTCAACTGCGAAGGCGGCTGGGCCAAGAACTACAGCAAATAATTATGCACAGGCTTGACCGATATTCAACAACTACGAGGGACGCACGGGGCGAACGCCGGGAACCTAGTCGTACCCACGCCGAACTATGCGAAGAATTTGGTATTAGTACAGCACAGCTCAACGGGTACATGCGAAGGTTCCCTTTCCCCGTCCCTGCATTCATAATCAAAACAAGCAGCAGCGGTTTACTAGTCAGCTGGTACCCACACAAAGTCGCACAGAAATGGTGGGCAGAGGTACAGGAGAAAATAAATGGACAAAAATAAACTCGCTTCTGCTTTCCGAGCCGAAACTAAAGGGAAGCTGAACGAGTGGTTCGCCAGTAGCCTCGATTTGGCACTAGATAAGGTACTGATAGACCGAGCCCTCAGTGGCAGCGGCGCGACTATGTTGTGGGGCCCAAAAATAAATGGCGTAAAACCCACACACGTCATCATGGACGAATGGGGCCAGGACGGGCTCCCGGTCGACTGGAGTAAAGGACTCGTTCTGACCCGTGTAGGCAAGAAGCGTTTCGTGGCCAGATATGAAGGCATGCGTAAGATCGAGAAGGTGTTTATTGGGGCTTACCCCAAGGCTTTAAGGGAATTTATTTCGTACAAAGTAACCCTTAAATTAGTCGGAAAACGGGAATCTATTCAAGATTCTGTTATACTACGTAAAGGAAAACATAATGGCAAGCATTACTAAAGAGCGTTCAGCTCGTACTTCCAAGATCAAAGCGGTTACATCGCGGCTGGTCGATACCATCGGGTCGCGTATCGACAAGATGGAAGCACTACGCGCCAGCAAGCGTGAGCTCGAAGCACAAATCAAGCTGCTTGATGCAGACTACGCTGGCTTGGAAGAAGCCCTGATCTCCGAAATGGATAAGCAGGGCGTCGAAAAAGCCAGTGGCAAAAAAGCGACGGTGTCATTCACAAGCACTACCGTCGCAAACGTAGACAACTGGGACGAGTTCCTTGAGTTTGTCTACGAAAACAAATTTGGTCATCTTCTGCAGCGCCGTGTGAGCGACCCCGCTTACCGCGAGCTGTTGGATTTGGGCAAAGTGGTCCCCGGCGCTACGCCGTTCATTAAACGTCGAACTAATCTCAGGAGCATCTAACTCATGGCTACCAAAACCGCACCCAAAGCAAAAGCATCTACATCCACCGCTGTGGTTTCCCTAGCTGACGAAATTCAGCGTCAACTTGCTACGCTGTCCAAGCGCACTGCTGCCCCCACCGGTGCTGCAATCCGTATTACGCAGGACAAGAAGTTCAAGATGCCTGACGGCACCCTGGCTACTGAGCTGGACGTGGTCATCGTCGACTTCAATAACCGCTATGAGTACTACGAGGGTGCGTACGATGCTAACAACATCACTGGCCCTGTCTGCTCCGCTATCGGTACTGACATCGATGAACTAGCCCCTGAAGCCAGTAGCCCGAACAAACAAGCTGATGACTGCAAGAGCTGCCCTCAGAATGTGTTCGGTTCGTCTGGCCCGGCCAAGGCATGCAAGAATCAGCGCTACCTTGCGGTACTACCGGCCAACGCAACGAAGGACACACCGATCATGACGATCAAAGTGTCACCCACTGCCATCGGCGGCTTCGATGCATACGTCAACGGCGTGATGAACACCCACCGCGTGCCTCCATTCGGCGTGATCACAACTTTGAGCTTCAACCCCTCGAAGACGTTTGCGTCGCTGCAGTTCAGCAACCCAGTGCCGAACCCCAACATGAACCTGCACTTCTCCCGTCAAGGTGAAGCTCAGGCGATTTTGGCGACTCCCCCTGATATGACAGAGCGCCCAGTTGCAGCGCCTGTGTCCCGTCGCGCGGCTCCCAAGCGTCGGTAACATTCCATGTCAGTTCGCCAAAACTACATTCAGGCAGCGCTCGACACATTCGAGTCGCTAAGTAAAGTCATCGGCGAGCTAACAGAGGAAGAAGTATATGCATGCCTCAACCTCGAGGCTGCATCTCGCCGCAGACGATCGACTATCGACCGTCTGATTTCCAAAGCAGTCCGGCTCAATGAGCTGAAATTCAAAAACTCTCTGAAAGAAAAGTATCATGGCTAAAGCTAAAGCACTCACCAAAGCCGAGAAATCCCTCGCAATCGCCGACATCAAAACAGCTCGTGGCATGCTGCGCGCCCCAATCGTTGAAGCAACTGCCGTTGCCAAAGCCGCTGAGAAGGATCTCGTTGCGGCAACCAAGGCAGCTGCCAACCGCATCAAGGAACTGACCAAAGTGCGTGACACTGCGAACGCCAAGGTCGCGAAGTTCTCTGCTGCGAGCGCACTGGGCAATGCCAAGCTGGACGCCAAACTCGCTGGCATCGAAGCTGCACCGCTGCTCACCGTAGCAAAGGTGAAAGCCGCCCCAGTCGCCAAAGCTGAACCGGCGAAGAAAGTTGCCAAGGATGCCATCGCAAAAGCGAAGACCAAAACCCCTGCGGGTGCCACAGCAACAATGCTGTAATCTCCGGTCAACGACCAAGGCCCCGTAACTGGGGCCTCTTTTTCATCAAAATTGGGAGTAGGTATGAAAGACGTAATGGTTGACTTGGAGACGTTGGCAACAACCGCCGATTCCGTGATCATGAGTATCGGTGCGGTCATCTTCGACATTAAAACTGGAGAGATTAGCGACAGTGGTTTTTACCGCTCAATCTCAATCGAATCAAACTTGGAAATCGGTCGTCGTATCTCCGAAGACACACTCAGGTTCTGGATGAAGCAAGGCGCGGACGCGAAAGACGTGTTCGAAGAAAACAAAGTCTCTCTGGCCCGTGGCCTCACTGACTTCAAAGAATGGCTCCCCGACACTCCGACTATGTGGAGCAACGGCGCTGACTTTGATCTGCCTATGATGCCGCTTGCATATACACAGCTCGGCCAGCCAATCCCATGGAAATACTGGAACAGTCGCTGCTTCCGTACGTACAAGAAGTTGCCCGGCGCCAACGCAGTCAACATCCCGTTCCTCGGTACCAAGCACAACGCTCTGGCTGATGCACTACATCAAGCCAAGACGGTAATCGCAATCGAAGCCAAACTATTTGGAGCACTACAATGACCGAAGAAGAAAAACTGTTCGCCCTAACGCTGGCAGCGCTAGCTAACCCTGCCCTCGCATGGGGCACCAAGGATGAAACGGCAGAACGAGTTGTCGAACTTGCTCAAGCCGTAATGGAAACACTATGGGTGCTAAAACCATGATCATCCCACCACAAGCAATCGTTATCGGGCTAACAGGCAGGGCCGGCTCTGGCAAAGATACCGTGGCGGATATTCTTGTGAACAAGTACGGGTTCACGAAGATTTCGTTCGCTCGTGTTCTCAAGGCAATGATGGCCGCTGGTGGGATGCCTGAACCTTCACGCGAGATGAAGGAGAAGGAAATCCCAGGCCTCACTTTCACGTGGCGGCGTGCAGCACAGACGCTGGGCACCGAGTGGGGCCGCTCACTCGACCCTGATATCTGGGTCAAGCTGGCACTGATGCAGATCACTGGCCGCACCAACTACGTTATCTCGGACGTCCGGTTTGAGAACGAAGCCACGGCTATCCGGAGACATGGCAAGGTGTTCCACGTCCAAGGACGGGCGACTACTGTCACTGGCATAGACGCCCTCCACCAGTCTGAACGTGAACTCGAGTTCCACAAGGGCGACGGCGTGATCATGAACCACCGAGGGCTTGACCGGCTCGAGGACTATGTCGCAACGGCGCTGAAAACCAATGGCTACACCTGAGAACAACTTCATTGGACGAGTGAACAAACACGTTCGCTCGTACAAGGAGAAGACAAACAATCCCTATCGTGGTGGGACGCCAGACGTCTACTACGAGGGGAGTTTTCACTTATGGGTTGAATACAAGTTCATCCTCCTGCCCAAACGGAATACCACCCTGATTGTTCCCGAACTATCAGAGCTGCAGAAGGCGTGGCTACGCCGATGCGACAAGAATACCGGCTGCGCTAGGGTGATAGTTGGCTGCAAAGAAGGCGGAACAGTCTTCGAGTTCCCAGCAGAATGGGAAACAGGGATGACTACTGTGAATTTCAAACTTCACCTGTTTACTGTGAAAGAACTAGGAACGTACATCGACACACTATGCAAGCCAATCTAACCAACTTCTTCCTCGCCGCACGCGTCGTTCGGACTACATACCGAGTGGCTACCACCGCAATCTTGATGTACTACATCATGAATCGGGTAATGAAACAAAAGCCACTCGTATATGAAGACCAAACGCAAAACCAAAGACGCCGACCTTACTGAACTGACACCCGAGGAGAAGATTCGGGCGCGTCAGGCTGGATGGGAACTCTGCTGGACATTCGACGTTACCAGCAAGCGTGTATCGCTATACCCATACGCGACAGTCGGGGTTGTTCAACCGCGAATGCTAGTCGACCTCCTTACACAAAACGCACGCAACGGCGACCCGCTTTGCCGTCGCGCCATCCAACTCATAACCGCCTCACTACAATGATCAAACCTCAACTCGCCAAAGACGCCATCCTCGACAAAGTCATTTTCCCTTGTGGCGTTCAGCCCAAGATTGACGGCGTCCGAGCACTGGACATAAACCGCTGCCTTACTGGTCGTAGCCTCGACCCGTTTGAAGGGTACGGTATCACCGACTACTTTACCGGCCTGTTCCCAGGCGGCGATGGCGAGATGACGTTGGGGAGCAAACCCAACTGCACCAACCGACTATGCAGCATGACCACCGGGGCGATGGGACGCTTCAACGGCGTCACCGAAATGGCTGATCTGACGTGGTGGATATTCGACCGGATAACCGAGGAGACAATAAACCTGCCCTACGCAGAACGCCACGACAAAGTAATCTGGGGCGTTACCGCACTCAACCACCCACGTATCAAGTACGTTCCAATGATCGTTGTGAACAATCGCGATGAACTGGACGCAGCTATCGCTGAGCTGTTCGCCGATGGATACGAGGGTGCCATTATCCGCAACCTGAATGCGAAATACAAAGAAGGCCGGGCCACCCTCAAAAGGCAGGAACTGTGGCGCGTCAAGCCGTGGGGCGACTTTGAAATCCTTGTCACCGGCATCACCGAAGGCAATGAGAACTGGAACGAGAAGACCACCAACAGCTTGGGCCGCTCCGAGCGCAGCAGTGCGCAAGCTGGCATGAAGCCCAACGGCGAGGTAGGCTCAATTCAGGGCACACTGGTCAAGGACTTCCACAGCCCTATCACCGGTGAGCTCCTGTTCAAAGCTGGACTGGCGATCACCGCTGGCAGCGGGGAGATGTCCAAAGCTGAAGCTGCAGCTTACTTCCAGAACCCGAGCACTATCGTCGGACACTACGCGAAGATCAAGACCATGACGCATGGCGTGAAAGACCTCCCGCGTTTTCCGACGTTTGTGTCCCTGCGTTTGAAGCAGGATATGTAATCCCGTGACTCCGGTCACATAACCCTGAAAGTACCCATGAAACTCTATAAAACTTTTGCCACCGACAAAGAGACAGGCAGCGTTGCTGTCAGCTTCCAAGGCTCGTTGACTGAATCCAGCCAAGCTCGTTCTGCCGCAAAGAAAGATGGCAAGAAGGCTGAGACCCAGACCATCGAAGTCCCAACCTCCAAAGGGCCCCTGCTCGATTGGCTCAATGCCAACGTCAAAGCGTAAGAAGGAAATCAAGGAAAACTCAAGGAAATTTCCTCCTTGAGTTTTCCTTCAAGTTGTCCGTTCCTTTAACTTCGCCGGAGAAGAGGATCTGTCCTGCTAAAGCAAGCTTTAACTTCCCCGGAACTCCCTCTAGAAGCCCTGTATCGAGAGTTTTCAACTGCACCTGCTGGCCGGCGCCTGCGGGCGCAGCTGAAAACCCTTTAACTTTCTGGCCTGGTCACCAGGCTGAAGCTGAATAGCTCTTTAACTCCCGACGACCCGGGGTTCTTGTCCCGTGTAAAAATGGTTGGACTGGTTGGACTGGTTGGACCGAAACATGCGGTCAACTAGCTGACGTAGTATTAAAAGCTAGACGATCATTAACTTCTTGGCCTGGCCGCCCGTCCAAAGCTGAATAGCTCTTTAGCTCCGATGCCCCGCGGGCGTCACGGTAGTTAACCTCTTTTAACTTCTGGAGGTGACCATGGTCACAGCCCTTTTATGCGCAAATCCATCCGTGTTTCCCGTAATGTCGGCCTGAACCCTATCGCCCAAGCGGTGTTTCGGGACAAGTTTCGCAAGCAGATGATCGCAAGCAAGATCAGGGTGCTATCCATGCAGCCCGGCGAGCCCTGTATTGAGCTGCTGGAGGAGATAACTTTCGTCCTAGCTGTGGTTGGGAAGGCTTATGAGATTGAGAGGCTTACAACGCCTGTATCGAACCCCGAGGCAATTGCTGCTTTTGGCATCGTACGAGGCGGTATTAGCGCAGCTACTCAATTAGCAAAGCATGACAAATGGGAAATACTGCAGACCGTGGCAATGGTCAAGGCACTGGAAGCAGCAGAAAACCTACTGCTCGGCCTCCACCCTATCAACATCAGCAAGGCCACCATCTTGCTCAACCATGTTGCCGCCGACTTCAGGCACGATGAGCAGGCGTTGAAGAATTGAACTTTTTTTCAGTTTCTTTTCTATATGTAATTAATACATTGCTTTAATTTTATTTTTTACATACAAATTTATAAGAAAAAAGTTCAATTCTTCAATCTTTAGATAGTTTTCATAGGAGAAACCGCTGTTGAACTTTTGTTGAACGGTTGATCTCCATTGAACTTTTTCTTCAATTTCCATGCGTTTGGCACGCCGCGAATAGCCCGGGAGTCTGTAGGGTCTCTCTGAGTACGGGTTCCAAGGGCCCAAAAGTTCAACAAATTGAACTTTTTACTCCTGAAAATTGAACTCCGGTGGAGGGTCAACCCCTTCTTTTACCCACTGGGAATAGACCGCGTTGGCAGGAAGTGCGCGCATGGCGAAAGAGTCGAACTGCTTTCTGCCGCCGATTACGCTTATGCCATCGCCCAGTTGTTCGAGCATTGGCCCGGCAAGGTTTCCAACCCCGGCACCACCCCGCTGGATGGAAGACATGGAGTCGATACCGATCTGGCTAACCCCAAAAACCCCGGTGCGTTGAGCCCCTGACCAGAAGTACTCAGAAGGCCCCCAGTTGTCTTTCCAGTCAGGCTGGGAACCACCGCCTTGGATGAGGCCTTTCGCGCTGTCTGCAGCGATCATCATGGGGATATAAGAGGCCATGGCCAGAGCAGGGCTGAAGTTACCGTTCTTCCACTCGTGCCCAATCCGCTTGAGGATGGTCTCTTGGAAGCTCCAAGTGAACTGCTTCAGGTGCGCAACCAGAGCCCAGTGTGGGTCATTCATCCACATTGGCTTGTCTGCAGCGTCTGGACGGAGAATCGCCCCGTCAACCCACTGGTTAACAGCCTGTCTAACTTTGGCCGCCTGGGCAGGTGTGAGCCCATCAGCTTCGGTTAACTTCAGGGATCCGTCGGCCTTCAGATGTATAGCGCTGTCCGCGCCCACGCCGAACCCCAGCTCCTGCATCCAGCGCGAGCTGTGAGTGGAGGCCTTGCCGTCAGCATGGGTTTCAATGAACTTGATCGCCGCCGCCGAAGCTGCAGAGCGCATGCTCCGGTTGAAGCCCTCCATCATGTTGTACTTGAAGAAGGTGTCGTTGATCTTGCGCCCTGTCTCGCCCACCAGACCCTGCGTGTACAGCGAGCCCATGGTCGAGTGAAGCCAAGCGTTGTCTATAACTCCGAGCAACTCAGCAGTGCGCTCCTCTGGAGAGACTTTACGGTTCTGGATGTCCCGGAATCCGTTGGGTATCTCTTTCATCCCCTTGACGAAGGCGCCGAACGCTTGCTTCGGAGTACCACCACGGACTGCAATGCCGAGCGGGTCGACAAGCGAACTGAACAGCGCCAGCGGAAGCAACCGGATATTCTGGTAGATGATTGCATTACCGAACATACGGCGCAAGCCCGGGTCGATGTTGTCGCCCAGAGTACCATCGATACCGCGCAGATAGGTCTCAGCCTGCATGATCTGGAGCGGTGTTGCGCCTTCCTTTTTAGCTTTCTCGAGCAGCCCCGTGAGTATCTTGGCGTCATCGCCGAACCGCGAAGCCCACTCAGCGCGCCGGGTGCCTTGAGTCACGTAGTTGTCGATCGTACCGAGCAGGTCTTTGTTGAGGAACGGAGCGGCGTCGGCATGATCGATGAACTGCAGATGGCGTTCCTTCTTGAACTGCATGCCGGGCTGACGAGTCTCAATGCCATACGTGCTGCCGTCTCCAACCATGAGGTTGCGCATCATGGCCTGTGGGTCACCCTTGAATTGGCCAGACTGCACGTACTTGTCCATCATCGCTGTGAACGCGGCCTGATTCTTCGAGATGTAGTGGGCGTCCCAGACACGTGGGAAGTAGTGGGCACCGTTCTTGTCTTTGAGCAGTCCGATGTTCACACCCTTGTCGACCATGTAGCCGAACATGCCGGTGAGGGCCCCAGTCGAGGGGTCAACGCCGCCCAAAGTCCGCTCAGTGAGCCTCTGCACCTGACGAGCCTTGCCAGTGGCTTTGACACCTTTCTGCATGGCCTCAAGTGCGGCTGCGTGTTCCTCTTTGGTGTAGCGACTCATCTCGTCGGCGTACTTGTTCATAACTTGGGCGCGCGCCTCACGAGCTGCCGGCAAGTGGCCGCGATCGCCGCCCTGTCCCCGGCTGTCGGACTTCACAAGATCAGCGATCTTGATCAGTGAGGGTATACCCGTATCACGAAGGCGGTGACCGCCCATGCCGAGCATACTGTCGCCGAGCCGGCCGAGGGCACCAACGTGTTTCTTCATTGACTCGACGGCGGCAATCCGGTTCGTCTCCATCAGCTTGGCATGCACCACGTTCATGTCACCCATGTCGTTCTTGAAATCGCCACGGCCGAAGTAGTCCATGATTTCAATGGCACGCGACTGGTTCGTCCAGAGCCCCATCACCTTGTGCAGCATGTCGTTGATCTTGGCGAACAGCGTACGTGTCTGCGGCATGATCTTGAACGACTTGTCAGTTTTATAAAACTGGAACATGTAGGCCGCGCGCTCCTCTGGCTCACGGAGTTGTTTGAGTGCTTCAGGGGAGTCCTTCAGGCGCTCACGCAGCTGCTTCATGATGTGCGGCGAGGCGCTGTACTTCTCCAGCAGATGTGTCACATCATTCATCTTGGCATTACGCAGATGGCCGAAGAATGCATGCAGTGCTTCGTGGTGCAGAGTCCCCATTGGGTTCTTCGCTGTCGTCGAAACCCGTAGCACGTCAACGTGCAGCTGCGAGTCGCGGCGGAAATCACCAGCGTGCCCCATGGCTTCCAACGAAGCTTTTACTGTCGGACCGAGGAGTTTCTTGGCCAGGCGTTCGATCTTGGCTTGAACTAACGGGCCGTGCGGACCAGCTGTGTTGTTGGCCAGGCTCTTCTTACTCTCGAGCTGCATGCCGTACGTAATGTCTGGGTTCTCCTTGATCAGCTCGGCAATGCGCTTGTTGGTGGCGTCGATAGCAGCCTCCTCGCCAGAGCGGGAAGCAACGCGTGCTTCTTCCACGTCCAGATGCGCACCCAGGATTTTATCGACTGTCTTGCGCACGTCGTCTGCGCCCATCTCCCGCCCGTTGCGCGTCCAGTTGTCAAACACTTGGGCTGCTTTTTCAGCGGCGAAGACAGTAGCGTACGCTGCGCCGCCTTCCTGCTCAGCCTTGGTGACCAGAGCGTCGAGTTCTGCAGCCATGGCTTTGTCAGGCAGGCGTGCTTTCACACGGTTGATCGACTGCACCAGATCGCCCACCGGTTCAATGGGGCGCGCCACCCAGTCTGCGTACTCTTTCGGGGTCACAGTGTTGTCACCCGCCTTTTTGGTTTCGTACATTGCCTGTCTGCCCAGATCGAGCAGTTGGGTCAGGGCTGTGTCTTTGCCTTCTGGCAAGCCGAGGGCCTTGCGGGTTATCGCGACAAACGCTTGCCACGCATTCGCAACGTGCTTCCCGAGGTACTTGCGCACCGCGTCACTCGCAGGGATTGCTTCGAGGCTTTTCTGGAATCCGCGGTTCGTCAGCCCTTCTGCCAAGAACTCTCCTGAGTCCTTCATCCCGTAGGCATCGACCAGCTCCTTGTTGGTCTTCGCTACGTGGTCCATCAACTCGAGCACGGCGTTGCTAAGCTCCGGATTTTTGACGAGAGCTTTTACAGTTGCTGCATGCACACCCTCATGCAGGAGGATCTGGGTCGGCCCCTTCAAGCCACCACGGACGCTGATAGTGTTGTCTGCAGAGTTGAACACCCCCAGGTCCTTCAAGTCATGGACGCTGGAGACCTTCGTGTCTGGTGACACATCTTTTACTGCCCGGGCCACTTCACGGATGATCGACGGCACGTCTTTAGAGTTGATGACAATGTCCATGTAGCTGGACAGCGTACGTGGCTTGGCCTTGTTCAGACCGTCGACCACGGCGGCTTGTGTGTCACGCGCATTTTCCAGACTGAAGAACTGGTGCTCTTTCTGGAGGAACGAGTGCAGGGCTTCGGTAGCTTCTGCGTCGCCGTTCCGACGTGCTTCCCGCAGCTTCTCCATCCCGGCTTTGATGACAGGGTTCTCACGAAGTGCACTACGGGAGAAGTTGTCCTTCTCTGCGAAGTAGTTCAACAGCTCGTCCATGTCCGCGCCCAACTGACGGAACTTGTTCGGGCCAACTTTGGCAGCTACGCGTTCGGTCAGTCGGCTACCGTATGCATCGTTCAGAACTTCGAGCGTGCGCTGCAGCCCCTTCACGTCTGTCGACGTGCTGAGCTCTTTGAGCAGGGCTGGGTCAGAGGAGGAAGCTGCTTTCAGGAGCGCCGCCTTTTTGGCGGCTGGTGCTTTTGGGTCGGGGGAGCCCTCCAACCTTGGGGCAAAATGTACGACGTCTCCTTCGGGGCCGCGGTTTTTAATGTAGAAGCGTCCTTCCTTATTAATGTACTCGTAGTCTATGTCCCCGCGGCGCGCAGCGTCATAAAGTTTGCGGATTTCCGCGTCCGGTGCTCTTTCCTCCGCCCTCTGCAATTCCCATAACCCCACAGGATCACCGAACTCTGGCTTGGGCGCCACTTTTGCTTCGGTTTCTCCAACGAGCTTCCCGTTCTCGATACTCTTGAGATTACGGTGCTGGTCCTGCAGCTCGAAGTATCGTTCCTGCACAGCAGGCGGCATCAGGTCAGGGTCGCGGCCATGTTCAAAGCGGATTGTGTCGATCTCCGCCTCGATGATTTCGCGGCTCTTCTTCAGGGCGTTGCTCCGTGTATCGGCGCTTCCAGGTCGTGCACTTTTCGGTACGCCTATGGGGAACAGGTCGCCTTGATCAGCGAGGCCCAGCTCAGGTAACGAAGTGAACACGCCAAACTCGGGGCGCGCAGCTGGTACTTTGTTGGCGGCGGCTATGCGCTTGGCTTCCTGGTTCCTGTTAAGGCCTGACTCCCATTCTTGAGGACTTTGGACGAGAGGTTTGCCGTTCTTGTCGACGACTTTCCCGTCGACGAACTTGGTCTTGCTCTTACCGATCGGGCCTTTCGTGGCAACAACGTCCTGCACCGCCTCTGGCAGAAACCGTTTGTATTTCGCGTACATCTTGTTGACGATGGCAGCCGCTGGCCCTGGAGAGAGCGTGTTACGGATGCTGAGCAACTCAGTCAAATCCCGTGCGGACATGGCGTTGCGTGCGCTACCAGCCGCAAGGTTTTTATCGCTGCGTGGATTGAGCAGTGCGTCGACCTTGTTGACCAGCGCATGTGCAGCCGGAGTCCCGATCTCGTACCAATAGTCAAGCGTCTTGTTGATCTTGTTGATGTGCGCGTTCTGTTCCCGTGAGAGCACCTTGAGGCTCGAGCTCGCCGTCCCGTCTGGGTTCGACGTGTGCTTTAACTTGGCAGAAGTCTCGCCGATACGATCGGCGTCGCCCTTGCGCTCCGAGCTGCTACCGCGCTCGAGTGCAGCACGGTGGATGTTGTCGGAGTCCTGTCCTTCATACTTGCCCTCTTCGCGGAGGAGTTTCGTAGACAAGTTCTCCTTGATCGTGCCCGGTTCAAAGCTCAGTTCGCCCGCCTGGTCGTTGTCTGCGCGCCACTGATCACGCCAGTCCATGTCTGTTGTGTCGTACGAAAGTTTCGTAGCTCCGCCCCGGCGCGCGCCGCGCCCTTCGAAGCTCCCACCAGCAGCGTCGGCCTCAGTGAGTGTCTGGCTCTCTGTGAAGTCCTCGTCCGCCAGCCGCTCGCGCTCATTGAGGTCGGCAGCGTTGCGCTCGAACTCCTGTGTGCGTTCGTAGTTGGCATCACGTGCCATGTAGTTCTTAACGTCTTTCCACAAGAGAGGGACAGTGTCGCCTTCTTTGGTGGTGCCAAGTTTGCCGACGACGGCTTCAGGGTCGATCTTGATCTCGGCTCCCTTCTTGAGCTGGTCGCCGTACTTATCAAAGAGGCTGGCTATGCCCTCGACCGCCGCCTTCGCCTGACGTGTAGCGCTGCTCTCACCGTCAATGTAGGGCAGTTTCTTCGCTGCGTGCCAAGCGACGCGTGTAGCGTCGAACTCAAGGCGGGTGCCCGAAGACAACTCGACGACAACTGTGTCCGCTTTGCGGATACGTGGGATGCCGTCTCTGCTGACGCTGCGGTCAGCCAGCATGCTCTGAATGTCATTGTGGTCAAGCCGGCCAGGAACCTTCTCGCGCTCAGCGATGATATAACCCCAGCCCTTTCCTGCGCCGTCGGCCTGTTCCCAGAACACGCGGTGGGCAGGGAACTCGGCTTCCATCTCCATCATGAGTTGGCTGGCTTTGTTGAATCCTTTTCTGCCGCCTGCCTGCCATTTGGCAGGGTTCTGCAGCATCGACTCCACTTGGTCGGGCTCACGAATCATCTTACCGTCGCCGTCGGTCTGGTGTTCGCCGCGTTTCTTTATACCGCCTTCTTCGTTGGCTGCTTTGGCTTTGCCGCCCTTGCCCACGAAGTTGCCGCCACGGACAACGCGCTCCAACTCGGCTTCCTCAATACGGTTGCCGTCTGCATCGAAGCGGTCCACTGGGGTCGGCTCTTTGAGGTAGCGGTCCCGGGCGAGCTTCTCGAATGCTTCAGACACTTGGTCTGCGCTCTCGCCGAAGTAGTCGGCGAACTTCTCGCGTACGCCCTTCTCGTTGTACAGCCCGGCATCGGTCTGGAAGAGTGGTGTGCCTGGCTCGGCATCGTTTGGCCCCTTGCCGCCTTCGGCTTTACCTGCGGGGCGCGATGCCAGCGGGTCAGCGATGCCAGTGTAGTTGACTTTTTCAACGGGGTTGTCTCCAGGCCACATCCGGTTCCCGAGATGGGGCACGTCTCTGCCGAACATATCTGGTGTCTCGGGGAGAGCTGCTGAGAGACGGGAAGCTCCTTTTCTACTGCCAGATACCTTCGTCAAGTGCAGCCCTTCGGCCCATTGTGTGAACTGTTTGCTAATGTCACGGACCTCGTCCATCGTCAGGCGTTCTTGCCACTCTGGTGTCAGGGCATGGCGGACGATCTGGGAAATCTCAGCGTCTTTGTTTGACAGTCGCGCCAGCTGCATGAACTGCTGAGTGAACAGGTCGCTTGGCATCGCCTCGCGGTCACGCATGAGGTTCGTGAGCTGATCCTGCATCGTGTTGTTCTCGCCCATCGCGCCTTTGCCGTTGGTCGGCGCGCGCTGTTGGCCATCGAGGAACACGCGGTTGGCATCCTTGCCTTGGCCGAGTGACCGGCCAGTGGCTGCCATCAGGCGCTCCATCACGGGCATGGTGTGCTCACCGAGCATGTCGATCAGTCGCGCCATCGAGCCCGAAGACATTTCACCGCGAGCCATGTCTTCGATTGCACGGTTCAGGTTATCGGCCGTTACTTTCAGTGCAGCTGGGTGGCGGAACTCCTGGCCGTTCTCGGCGAACAGCTCCGGCATGTTCTTATACAGGTAGGGGAGAACGCCCTGCCGCAGAGCGGCTCGGAACCCTTCGAGGTCTTCCGACTTCTTCGTGCCGTCGTCTGGTCTCTTTTTGAATGTGTCGGCCAGCGCCTTGGCCTTGTTCAGGTACTTGCGTGACACGCGCGCGGCGCGGGTGGCTTCGGCAATGATTCGGGCCGAGGCAGCGTCGCCCTCATTCCGTAGAGTCTCGGCGATACGTGCGCGCTCAGTGGGGTTCAAGCCGTTGTCATTCAGTAGCTCCTCGCCCCACTTCTGCACCTTCTGTACCGTCTTGTTCTCAGACAGGTTGAGCAGCTCGTTGACTTGCTCAACTGACTTGCCGATGAACTGTTTGATGCCGCCGGCTGGCTCGCCCTTGGCGATCGCCGCCACGTCAGCGTCGTCGGTACGGTCAACGTCTTTGATCTCGTTGAGTCGTTCCAGTGGCGACACGCGTGGCTTGACGACGGTAGGCTCTTCGTTGAATTTCTTGAACCCTTCTTTGGCGAAGTTCGCCATCGCGATGATCGTCTGGTTCGTACGGTCACGCGGGTTCTTGACTGCCTCTGCGACGGCGGCTTTGATAGAAGGCAAAGTGTTCTCATCGATAGCAATGTCAGCAGCCCACTGCTTTACTGTCGCCTTGGCTTCGTCGAAGTTCGTCTTGTAGTTGGCCTTGACCCACTCACCGGCGGCGGTGGCATGCTCTTGCCAACCTTCGGGCATCGCCTTCTTGGTGGCGTCCCATGTGTTCTTGCTGATATCACCGGCGATATCTGCGGCTTGGCTGAAACCTTTCCAGCGGCCTTCCTCTGTCTTCATGCCCTCGATCACACGATCTTTGGCGCCGACGATAGCATCGCCGACTTGGTTGGTACGTCCGCGCATGTACGCGCCCGGGATAAGCGGGGCGTGGAGGAACGCGCCCATGGCCGCGCCTTCTTTGGCCATCTGCCCGGCTTCGTTCCAGTCGATGTCGTTGTTGAAGTTCGTGAACTTCTGTTCGACGACGTTGCCGCCGCCCATACCGATACCGGCTGTGGCTGCGCCTTCGCCCAAGTTCTTGGCTGTTGCACCAAGCAGGGACGGAGATGCGGCCACACGTTTGCCAACGCCCATCAGGGCGCCGCTGCCAGCTTTGCCAAGCACACTGCCGAATGGCAGGGACAAGGCGCCACCAGCAAGCAGACCGCCACCTGTAGCGCGACCGAAGCGGTCACCGGCGCTGTCCTGCATTGTTTCTGGGTCAGCCTCTTGCCGCTGCACGATTGCACCAGCAGACGGGCCAGCCATACCGATACCACCGCCGACGATGCCTCGGGCGATGCCGGTGCCGAGAGCGGCAGGGGCTGCCATCGTACCTGCAGCCGTCAAGCCCAAGTATGGCAACACACTTCCAGCTGTACGTGCGCCCCAGCGCAGCGCGTTGCTCGGGCTGTCCAGTGCGTCTTCAAGTGGTACCGCACCTTCGCCGAGCTCGTTCGAGCGCTGCATGTACTCGTCTGCTGACCTGCGCCGGTCGGCCGCAAACTCGTCTGCTCCGAGGTTCTCTGCAGCCAGCCCCGCGTACGAGTTAAGCTGCCCGGCGATGGCATTGCCTGCCCCACGGAGCCCGGCGCTGAACTCACCAGAGAGGGACTGATCTTTAACGGTCTGCTCTGATTCGTTAGCCCTGCGTACATAGTCAGCAAACATGCCCATAATTAGTTCCTCAGTTTGGGTGGGAGCAGCTCGTTTGTGCCTGGGCCGGAATTCCAGAAAATCCGGTTGGCATCAGGGCCGTGTGTCAGATCAACTTCAGGGATTGTATGCCCGCCGGTGGTAGCAAAACGCCGTTGCATGCTATTGACTGGTTTGCCAGTCAGGGCGTATTTACGAAGGTCGGACTCTTTCGCGCCAGTAGGGCCAAGACCAAACGCACTGCTTGAGTTTTTTTGTCCTCTCTCGTGCGCCTGACTAATGCGGAAGTTTTGGAGCATCTCTGCTCGGTCATTTTCGTCGAGCGCGCTTCTGCCCTCTTTCGCTAGGCGTTCGGCATATTCGACCTCGGCCGGATCGCTACTCTTTAGTAGGTCCCTGACCATTGCCTTGATCGTGTTGTCGGTGTCCTTTGTAAATGCAGCGATCGTGGCCTTGTCCACGATCGGTTCTTTTGTCTCCGGATCACGTGTCATGAACAGCCGGCTGGCCGACTTGTCCCATTCCTCGTTTTTCTTCGCGATGCTGGCCTCTTCCGCGGTTTTGAATGTCTGCTTCTGGTTCCCCACCGCGAGGTTATGGGTCCGTTCCCAATTGGACTGAGCCTGCGCTGCAGTGGCGGCTGTACCTTGCGCTGCAATCCGGCGCTGTTCGAGCTCCATGTCCTGTCCACGTAGAGTCGTACGGTTCGTTGCTGCAGCGATTTCCTCCTGTCGGCGGTTCGTTGCTGCAGCGATATCCTCCTGTCGGCGGTTAGTCTCGCTCGACGATGCATACGTCAGGTCTTGGCCGCGCCTTGTAACCTCACGGTTGGCATCTTCCCTGTCACGTTTTATGTCCATGAGCTCCCCCGCCCAGCTCCCCGCCCTCGCCCTCGGGGGTGGGGAGTACGGAATCATTTCGGCGGTACTTGGGATGGCGGCGGCTCTGGCGGTAGCACTGTTTGCATAGTCCGTGGGTGCGTACTGGCGGCGCAGCATATCTGCAGAGGGTGGCGGAGTGTAGTCGCCGCTCGTGTTGAGCTTTACGATCCCGCCGGAGCTCGAACGGAGCATGCCTTCGCCGCGGTTAGGGATATATCCCATTCCGCTATCAATCATCGCGCTGGCTTCTCGGTTACGTGCGGTGCCTGGTGCGAAATACTCCGAGCGTGGGGCTGCCATCGGGGCGGCAGCCTGCTGCTGCGCGCCGGGCGCATCCCCGCCAACAACATTGGTGCCGGAGAGCCTCGGGGCCTGGGGCACGCGCGTCTGTGCTTTACGTGCGTTGATCTGTGCGTCTGGCGACCGGGGGTCGAGGTCCGCCGCCCCACGCAGGGTGCTTATAAGTTTCTCGCCGCCAAAATACCCGGCCACGCCGCCCGCTACCGCACCTAGCGGGACAGTAACTGGGGCGAACGGACCGCCGAGTGTGCCGAGAGCAGCGCCGGCTTTGGCCCCGAGATAGCCGGAAGCAATTTTTCCTGCTCCCTCTGCAGCCTGAGTACCTACGTCGATTTTTGTCGCGTTCGGGTCTCTGGCAACGTCGTAAACGTCTTTGGCTTCGAGGGCCAGGCCTACGCCTGCAGCGCCACGGCCGAGGGAGCGCAGTGTGGCCGCCCCCTTAGACACTGGGACAGCGGCGGCGGGAGCGGCGGGAGCGACCTTCGGGGGGTACTGCGCTGAGTGCTGCGCGGAAAAAGCCTTACCTTCTGTCGACATGCGGGTGGGGGACGACGCTGGGGCTGACTTGGGGACAGGCTGCGAGTCGTACTTCCCTGTGCGCTCGGCTCGAGGCGCTTGGCGAACATCGTTATCTGCGAAGGTGAAGTCGGGGGTATATGGGCGAGTTGCGACAGCCGTACTTACGGGCTTCGGTGTGTAGCCGATCTGTTTGATTGGTTCGACGTATGGGGAGTTCGGTGGGCGATGGTTAACGTAGGGGGCCACTTGTTGTCTTGCAGCCTGAACACGGGCCTGCTCCGCATTAGCCGCGGCTGCCGCTGCTTCCTTTGCTGTCAGCCTCTCGCCAACCCGGGCGTGGAACCTTGCTCTGCCGCCATCGTTTGCGCGCAGCGTCCCGCCGCTCATAGCTTTTGCGTCGGCTTCCTCTGGGGTCATGCCCTTCTTGGCCAAGACCTTCTCGCGTAGGTCGAGCAAGTCTTCACGCAGCCCCGGTACCTCCTCGAGCATATCGACGGACGCTACAACCTCGCCCTTCGTATAAAACGACGGGTTCATGTCGATGCCTCCTTTGCCTTTGACTTCCCCGCCAAGCCCACGGGCGTGGCCCGGTAGACCGTCAGGGAACTCATGCTTAGGTCGTTCACCGCCATCGTTCATCCCTACTTCGGCAGCCGCCATGCGGCGATCGAGTGCGCTGTTGCCTGAATACTCAGAGATGGCGCGCAACGTCGGCGGCTGTGCCTGGGCAGGGGCTTGCACTGGGGCAGGGGCTTGCACGGGTGCTTGTGCGGCCGGTCTTTGTTGTGGCGAAGGGGCCAGAGCTTTCTGAGCCTGCTGGTACATCCACTTGAAGCTTCCTGTGGGGGCCTCGCCGCCGTCGTTCATGCGCAGGGTCTGCTGTTTGGCAAATCGGTGTGTCAGCTCGCTGCCATTGGCCATTCTGAGGCTGTTAGATTTTTGTTTCATACGGTGACTCCGATCTTGCTTATATTATATGTGGCTTAGGCTGACGCTGTGACGGAAGCAATACTGATCACTTGGTTCAGGGCTGCCTGCATCGCTTTTGAGTTACCTTCAGATCCAGCGATGGTCGCTCTTACTCGTCTGTCAGTTTCTAATTTCTCGCGCTCGACCGTAATGCGGGCGTTCTCGAGAGCCACACGGGTACTGGCATCTAGTCGTGACAGGTCGATCTCGCCGATGGATTTATAGACACTCGCCAGCGCCTTGAACGCCTCAGTACGTGCGGTGAAGGCTTTCGCGTTGGCCTCGTTGTTCGCGGAGATGCCCTGTGCCTTGGAGCGGAACACGTCGGCCTCTGCAGTAACCGCCTGGGCCGCAGTGCGCACGTGCTCGATGGCGATTTTGTTGTTACCTTCGATGATCGACGCGGCGGTTTTGCTGCGCTCCATGTCGATTGCTTGCGCACTCACGAGGGTCTTGTACACATCAGCACGGATGGCATCGCCCCTCATCTGGGTCTCATACCCCTGCATACTCAAAGTGCCCGCTTTCAGCATTTCTCCATACGCCATCACCTCTGTGCGGAACACATCAAACTTCATGCCTTCGGCCCCAAGTAGCGCTTTCATTGCTTCGATGTCAACGCGATACATCTCGACTATGTGTTTCTGCGCGTCGAGCTCCGCTTTGTACAGCTCTGCTTTGTTCTTCTGGATGTTGATCGTGGAGTCCACCGTCTGGAGTTTGAGTTTCTGCCCTTCGAGCATACCCAACGCTCCCCGGATTTCCGCCTCATAGACAGAGGCGAGGGTTTTGAACTCCTCCAACCCTGCATTAAACATCACGATCTTCGCGTTGTAGACAGCCAGCCCCAACTCGACCACAGCCTTCGCTGCGTTCAGGGTCCGTTCCATCAGCGACACGTGCATGTCGACGGCAATCTTCTCGTACTGGCGAACTTGCTCGATGGTGAACTTGCGGTTCTCCACGTACATGTCGCCTCGTTTCAGCGCGATGTCGCGCGACAGGGTGCTGAGCTTCTCAGTCACGCCCTGTTGTATGCTGGCCAGTTGGGCCAGCATTGTTCCTGGCGGCAGGGAGAACCCCCGGCTGGCCATCTGTCGGGACATCTCGGCTGTTGCTGCGTCGGCGCCGCGGATTTCTCTGTCTCTGGCTCGGTCCCATAGGGCAATCTCATCGGCTATCTCAATGCCATACCCGCCCGACATCAAGTCGTTCATCAGCTTGGCAGTTGCCGCATCTGCAAGGGCGGACTCGTAGGGCTTCTCCGCATACACGAAGAGCTCCGTGGGGGCCGTAAAGTCGTTCTTCGGTGCCACCCCTGTAAATACCGGAAACACAGCATCTGTGATTGTTGGAATCACGATGTTCTCGAACGTAGGCGCGGGCAGCGTGGGGAGCTCTGGGCGCCCTGGAACGGGAGGCTCCTTCATAACCGGTACGGTTCCGCCGAAAGGTGCGGAGGTTATGTTTGGTGGGTTCCTGAACGTGAACGTGGGGGCCGTAGGCGCGGGTGTCGCGGGCGGCACGCTGGCAAACTTGGGAGCATCAAGTTTGGGGATTGTCGTCTCTGGTGGGGGCCCAACCAACTGAGGGATGTCGGGCATCAGAGGCGCCGATTCGGCCAGCTTTGCAAGCTCGGAGTAGACTTTCTCTATGTCGAATTCGCCTTCTACGGGGCCGGGAGGGGCCTTAGTGCTTGGGAGCCCAAGCATAAACAAATTGTCTAATATTATGTCGAGCCGCCCCGCATAATATTTCGCCTGAGTGTCTGCTGCCTTTTGGAGTATCTCAGCTTGCGTCTTGACGGGGGTGTCAAATGTGAATGCCATGGTTCTGTCCTATCTATATTCTGCGGGGGCTTGTGGACAAATTGAGGCCGAGGTGGCCGAACTCGAAGTCACCGCCGGTTGTATTGCTGACGCTGAACTGCCACACTCGCCCTCGGAGCCCTTTCGGGATCGCTACCTTGCGCTGTACAAGATCAAACCGTGCGTATGTCGGGATTGGCCTTGTGACCGGGTCAAAGAATGTTTCTTCGTCCACTGACACTGTCAACGCCAGCTCGTCAGATGTGCGCAATGCCATGTACGCGTCGATGACGCGCTTCTGGTACCCTTCCCCCAAGTCGAGCAGCCCGGTTGTTATCTCGGCTGGGATCGGTACCCCTAGGCCGTCGTCGTCTCCGACGTCGAGTTGGGATACGCCCTGCGGCCCTGCTCCATAGTACACGCCCGCGAGCTCGCAGAAGGAATTGAACTGGTAGTTCTCGTACGTCGAAACCGCATTAGTTTCTGTGTTCACCACCATGACAATCTGCTGTGTGAGCAGGCCCGCTTTGATCGCCAGCTGTGCTGTGACCCGCGGCAGTTCCGCGTTTATAGTTCCGAATCCGCCAACCCCCGCAGTGATCGCGGCGGTTGGCAGCGGCAGTACGGAATTGATTGTGGCTGCAGCGCCTGCGTGTCCGTTGAGTTTTGCGTTGAGGGCCGGGAGCGACGCATCTATGGTTGCGGGAGGACTCGATTGTCCTGTCAGTGCCGCCGTGCTGCGTGGGAGCCGCGCGTTGATCGTGACGGTCGCGCCGACAATCCCCTGGATAGAGGCAGCCACAGTGGGCAGCGTGACGTCTATCTCCCCCTCGGCCCCAGCGATAGCAGTAACCTCGGCATAGATCAGTGGCAGTGTTCCTGCGATTTCTGATGCGCCGCCTACTGCACTGGCTTGTACGCGGGTCAACCGGGCATCTATAACGGCGATCCTCGTTGGGGGCGCGTCGATGCTGCTCTGGACTAGAGGGAGGTCGCCCTTGATGTAGTCTGTTTCCGCCGTTAGCTGCGCGCTGATCAAGGTGAGGGTACTGTAGAACCCTGGGCGGAAGGAACTGGCCGTGGCGGCGCCGCTGCCGAGGGCCCCGCCTAAACCGACAGCCTGTAGTCTGTTCGGTATAAGGTTGTCGTGTGCCGCAGCGCCGCTGCCGAGGGCCCCGCCTTGGGCAGTCTCCCCTGAAGCGACGATGCCGCCCCCTGATGCCTCGACGTCCCAGTGACCTCCGAATACGAGCGGGGCAGACACGGCGGTGGTTTGTGCGCCACCGACCATGTCGACGTCAATAACGTCTGGGGGGTTCATCGACGGGATTACGATCGTGCCTTGGATCAGGATAGGGATCGGGGCAAACAGCCCACCTGAAACCTGTTGGGTCGGAATCCCCACCGTTCCCGCGATCGTGTTCGGCTGATATAAATTACCCGCGACTACCATCGGTGGGATTCCCACCGTTCCCACGATAGTCGTCGGGCCGGTTATATTTCCAGCGACTACCATCGGCGGGATGCCTATCGTCCCAACGACAGTCGCCGGGCCGATTAGATTACCGACGACTGTCTGTTTTGGGACGAGCCACGCCATGGTGTTAGCTCGCTGGTTGGGTGATAGTCATTTCGGTGAGAGTGACCGTACCGCCGGAGGTGATCGCCGTGCTGTTAATGATGAAGTCAGCTGCGGACACACCGACTGAGCCGTCGACCTGATAAGTAAACCCGTCGGTCCATCTTGCCCACCCAGCTGTACCGGTGTCAACTGCTACTGCGCTTTCTGTCGCGACGAGGCCGGACGAGCCGGCGGCGGATGCGGTAAACCCGTTGGCGATGGTAATAGTGCAGAGCAATGTTCCTGTGGCGACATCATCGGCAGAAGCAGGCGCAGTGCCTGTGTATATCCGTAGTTCTGTCCCTACGGTTATCGTGAGGTTGTCTACGATAATATTACGGATCGCGGTGTTGAATTTGATAGTCATGGTGGCCCTTAGTTAGCAGAACTGAATGTGAACTTCGGGGTCACCGAGACTGCATCATTCGCGAACTCTGCGGAATATGTTGCGACGAACCGCTCGCTCCAGCGCAGTACGCCGCCAGCGTCAACCACGTAATAACCATAGACGGGGACGGCGGCACCGCCAGTGAACGTCCATGTCTGTTTAGCGTAGGTGGCCTCGGCCACCCCGGCGTTCTGAGCGACGACCCAAGACCCTGCTGCCAGGGCTTTGGATGCATATCCTTGTCCGGACATTTCGGTGTAGGTCACGGCGGTATCGGTATCGCCGGGGGTTACATCGTTCATGTACAGCTTCAAGGTCAGCGCCCCGGGGGTCGTGACCCCCAAGAGATCCTTCAGCATTGCATCCTCGCCGACGGTTGGTACTTTTAGTGTCATCTTTATCCCCTTATGCGCGTGGGAGGGTGAAGTTTGCCGCCGAGATAACGAATGGCGCACCAGTCAAGAGCGCCAAAGTACCGAGGTTCATTTCTGCGCCGCTTGTGGCGATGGCGCCGTCGTATCGAGCAGCAGTGGTCGAGGCGTCAACGCCAGTGTCTGTGGCTTCACGAAGGCGGAACCAGCCGGCGGTGCCTGTATTGACGAGGATAGTAGACCAAGTCTCGCCTGTAGCTTTTGGCAGGGCCCCCAATAGAGCATCTCCCCAACTGAGTCCTGTGGCGGTACCGTCAGAGTACAGCGTGCCGAGCCGCGTACCTGTCGGGATGGCATCGGCGCTTGTGGGTTGGACCCCAGTATAGATGTCGATAAATCCAAGGGCGAATGTATCCTTGAAGCTGGAGGTACCCATCATTTTGTTGACGAGACCAGTAGAGAGACGAGCAGCCATGATGACTTACCTTTCAGTTAAATAGCGAAGTTATGTATTGGGGGGTCGAGCCACGCTTTTTTATGAGCGCGGCACCGGTCGATGCAGCGGGAGGGGTGAACTTACGGGCTGTAAGTCCTTCGATTGTCCCCCCTGTGTTGCCGAGGGTTAGTCCGGTCTTTGCCATCCAGAGCGCGACGACCGCCTTGCCTCGCTCATCATCAGCCCCCGTTGTATCTCCGGCGACTATCTGCTCTGTCCCCCTGATCGTGCCGTGTGGGGCAACGAGTTGCATGGTGAACTCTGCGGGGTTTGTCCCCCGCAGGAAAAATGTTTCGTTGGTGGTGCCAATGAAGATCCCGTCACTGACGGCCGCAAACGTCTGGATGTCTGCGCTGAATGTGAGGAAGTCAGACCGCAGATCGAACAGGGCGTACTCATAAGGCTGGCTGAACATGAGGAACGGTCCGACTGCGACGTACGTACGCCCCCGGTAGTACCCGAGCACTGTGCCGGCGGGTGGGGGTGTTAAGAATTGGGTTCTGACGGGAACAGTCTGCCGGGGCATCATGTCGGTTAGCTGCACCGTGACCTCGCTGTTCGGCACGACCATGCTGAGAAGGGGGACGTCGCCACCGACGGCGCTCATGTAGATGTGTTTGTGTGTCACTCGTGGGTCACCTGACACCGGCAGCGACAGACTGATGCTGCCCTCGAACGCTGATGTTTGTGGGGCGCCAGACTCAACCCCGTTGGCATCTACGTAAGTCATCGTGCCCAGGATTTGTCCGGAGACGTTCCCGGTTGTGGCTATGCCGCCCAGTCGTGGGGGTGGGGCAATTCCCCAAGGGTACGAGACGCCTTGGGAGACAACCCCTGCAGCCACTCCGTCAGTCCAATATACGTCTGAGTTCACTCCCACGTAACTTACTCTGTCACCGAGAACCTCAACCAGCGCGGTCGTGGTTCTGTCTGGGAGAAAACGGTGGAGCCAGCCGCCCTGAACGAAGAACCCTTGGGTCTTGTCGCCCCAGACGGAGTGGGCGCTGCCGGGGAACACGACGCTTGTGCCTGCGCGGCGGCGAGCTTTGCCTGTTTCGTCGATATCGATGTTTGTGGCACTCTGGAGGTCGCCGGAGACAAAGCGTTCTGCATCAACGTCATTTCTGACGCCGTTAACTGCAGAAACTTCCGTATATCTCATGTTCGCGCCCAAGCTTGTATCCAGGTTAGATTCACCGATTCTAACAGTAATCTAATCGTCATTGGGGTTCGGATCGATGAAGCTGATAAAGGGTTGGCCACCCTCTTCGCCCACCCTTTCTAGGCCGTTTCCGGAAGACACCAAGACGCCTACCCCTCCAGTGGTTTGCGCTTGAGTCCTGTTTGCTGCGGGGTCTATCCGGGTGGCCCCCGCAACACTGAGAAATTGCAGAATATCCCCGTCGGTCGAAAACTTCTCTGCGGCCTGCATTAATGGGCTATCGCTGTCTTCCTCGATCTCGACCTTGACGAGCGGTTCATCCCTGTCGCCAGTCACTAAATAGATTGCGTTCAGCGGTACAACCCCCTCGTACATTGACACAAAACGCACAGCGCAGATCCCTATCGTGGCGCCGCCAAACAAACTAACCGTGTCGGTAAACGTAATTATTTCGACCTCCGGAGCAGCATGAGGCGTGGTGGTGGTGGTGGTAACTCCGTTGGTTGTTGTTATCACCGTCCTCGCGTATGGGTAATAAGGGATCCTGACGATGGCGCCGAGGCGGACATCATCAGGCCCTACGTACATATACTGCAGTATCAGAGCCTGGTCGTCATGCGTGCTCGTAGACAGACCGGTGGAGGTACTAAGCTCTTCCCAAAATTCAATGTTGTGTTGAACTATGCTGCCATCTGGAAACAACACAATGTCGGTGAGGGCGTTGTACCCCCATGTAGTAGTTAGCGAACTTGCAAATGGGGCATAGAGTCGTTGTTCGGTTTTATTCACAACCATTGACCCGATATTAGACGAGCTCTCGTCATACATGACAAGTGTGGATTGCGATATGGTGTGGCTGTTGGTGGGGCCTGCGTCATCCCCCCCTGCTCCGTCTTGAGACGAATCTACGATTGTTTCGAACTCATACCAGCTGATTCGTGGCCCTGATGAGTCGATATATGTTGGGCCCAGTATGAGCTCCCCAGTAGAGCCGCGGTAGAAAATATACCCTCCACCAAAAGTTAAAATGAGGCTGAGCGTGTATTCGCGGACTTTAGTTCCGTCAGGGGAAAACACAATGAAGTTTGATGTGCTATCACCGTGCACGCTTACAAACACAGCCTGTTTAACTCTGTCGGTGAGAGGCGACAGAGTTACGCCTTCAGGATAGAAGACAAGATGCCCATAAGCCACGCCGGTTTCTGGGTAGATGACGCCGACGGGGTCGAACCTTGCTAGTGGGTAAAGATAGTTGACCTCGTTTGGAACAATCAGGCGCTTCCCGTCTCCTCCTGTCATCCAGCCCCATTCCTGTCCGGCCACCTTTCTGGCAGTGATGGTCACTTGTATTACGTCCGTCCCTACTATCTTACGTATCAAGAAAGTAGCCGCGTCCATTGTGTATGCAGTGAGGGTCTTACTGCCGCTGTTCGCGGCCCGGCGCCCGAACATCATCCCGAGTGCTGTCAGCTTTGCTCTACGTGCTGCATCTACGGTTCCGGTGAGTAATACTTTTATCATATAAATTGCAGGGGGTTGGGAAACCGGGCACTACTCCGAGCGCGACCTACACCCCCTGCTGGTATTCAGATTGAACTGAGGTCACTGGAAACTTAGTTCGGCCAAGCCAGCACTGGTAGCAGCGGCTCAATGTCGGCAAAGCCCGCTGGCATCGGTGTGGTGCCTGCTTGCACATCGGCCAGCAGCGTGTAGAGCGCGGCCCAAGTGTTGTCACGGGCAGCCACAGCGTACTGACCCTCTGCGGCAAACTTGGGTACGCCGCCGGTGGCGTAGGTGCAGGCTGACAGGATGTTGTCATAGCCCCGCGTGCGTGCGAAGGTATCGAGGCGTTCTTGCGTCTGGTAGACGATGCCCGCTTGAAAGTTTGCCAGTGCGTTGGCTTGGCGCTCGGCGATGTCCTCTGCCGTGCGCTCGGTGACGGTCAGTGATCCATCAGCGTTCTCGACGTAGGTGTAAAGCTCGGGGTCGGGCAGCACCGGGTCAGGCACTTCTACGACGCCCACAGCATCGCGGTGAATGGCGTTGAGGAACCAGCCCTTTGGGTACTGCACGTCACCCAGCGTGCGTGCAATCCGTTCGTTGAACTTGAGGTTATTCAGTAGGTACATTTTGGGCCTCCTTGACCAGTGTGGTGATGTCTTGTCCGGCGAGTTGAAGCAAAGCGACCTCAAGCATGACCTGTACTTTCTTCTGCTCCAAAAGCTCGGATGCCAGCAGCTTGTTGATCATCTGCCTGAAGTCATCAAGCTCAGCTTGCTCGGCCCCCGACTTGTTGGCGATGAGCGTGAGCGCAGCACGGTAGTTGTCGATATTGACCTGGTACTGCGCGACCTCGCTCTCGCGTTGGATCAACGATGTGACGGCGGATTTGAGCTGGTGGTTTGTGTGGATGGTGTACATAGTTTTCTCAGACAAAGAGGCACGCGTGGCCTGTGCTAATTGGCAGACCCGTAGGGTCAGCAAACTTGGTGCCGAAGCCTGCGGGCGACCACGGGTAGACGGATATGTATGGGGAGGCACTGTGGGCGATGGCGACCGCATCCCCCTCCAAGGAAAAAGATACCCCGCGCCCCGCCGCAGGGGGTATCGTTGCAGGGTTGGCAAATTTGGTGCCAAAGCCCGCTGCTGACCACGGGTAGGCCGACACATGGGGCGCGGTAATGTGGGCAACCACAAGCTCTGTACCCGCAGGAGAAAACTTCACGCCCAGTCCATGAGCAGCGGGTTTTGTGGCGGGGTTGGCAACCTTCGCGCCGAAACCAGCCGCGCTCCAGTGGTAGACCGACACGCGTGGATCGGCATCATGCCCCACTGCAACGAAGTCACCGGCAGGGGTAAATGCAACCGAATAGCCTGTGGTAGATGGCAATGTTGTAGGGTTAGCAAACATGGTGCCAAATCCCGCTGCGCTCCACTGGTAGGCCACTACGCCGGGTGTCCAGCCCACCGCCATTACCACCGCATCTTCAGCAGGTGAGAAGGACACACCATTCACCTGTCCAGATGACTGCGGTAGTACCGCAGGGTTGGCGTATTTAGCACCAAAGCCCGAGGATGACCATGCGTATGCCGTGGTGTATGGCGAACCGCTATGAACCGTGACAAGCTGAGTGCCGTCAGAGGAGAACGCTAGGCCGAGGACGGCCCCCCCTGGAAGTGTTGCGGGGTTGGCGAACTGAGTGCCGTAGTTTTCTCCGTCCCACGGATAAGCACGGGCATACGGGGATGCGGCCTCCCCAAAGACAACTTCTGTTTTGGCGGGCGAAGCCGCGACGGCTCGCAGGTTCCCTAATATACCTGTCGGCCATGCACTCTCTGCGCCAAACCCGGCTGCACTCCAAGCGTAAGTCTTGACGAACGGGTAGCTATCATGCGCCACTATGAGGGCTTTCGTCCCGGCAGGCGGCGGTGCTGCAGCCTCGCCGCCTAACAACATGGGCACGCCGCTGACGATCATTTCACATCCTTGATAAGCTGGCACGTTGCACGGGTGGCACTCTCAACGCTGTAGGCCAGCGTATCAACAGCGCCGACTGTTGCGGTCAGAGTCGGGATGGTGCCGCCGGGGAACTTCCAGAACGTGTTGTAGGCCAGCAATCGCGCTGTCGCGCCTTGCGTGATCGTGATGACACCAGACTGCCCCGCCACTGGGTTAGAGGGCGCCGCCAGCGTGCTGTCCTCGCTGGTCGTGTGGCTGAAGTTGTTGTTCACTGCCAAGTCGATGGCGATGCTTGCGGCACTACTGGTCAGGGCGGTGACAGTACCGATCTGGGCACCTGTGAAGGTGTTCGCGGTTAGCTTGGCCTTCTCAGCGTCCAACTCTGCCAACGCCGCTTGCACATCAGTCGAGGCGATGTTCCCGGCAGGGGTAACCGTGACCGCCGAGGCAAGCGTACTAGAGGCGCTGTTCAACACCCAGCCAACGCCGTTCCATGTCCAAGTCTTACCCCCGAAGGAGTACGTCTGGTTCAGGCTTGGTGATGTGGGGAAATTAATGTTTGGCATGTTAATTACTGTTGAGTAGGTACATGATTATGGAACCGTTAACGGGTCATAGTTGGATGATGAATACCGGGCCACGCCCTTTGTGATGCGTAGGCGTTCTATATTGCCGTTCCAGTAAAATCCATTGAACGAGCCGTTGCGTCCGATGTGCAATGGAAATGTACTGTTATAGAAGGTAAGGCCAGCCCGTGCCACAGTGGACTCAAGGATGCCATTAACGTGCAGCCGCGCAGATACCGCATCGACAGACCACGAAACTTTGTGCCAAGTGTTCGCAGCAGCTACGGTAGTACCCACACAGTTGATATAAGTCGATGCATCGGAGGTGAGGCTTGCTGCTTGAAATTTCCCAGTTCCCTCTGTGCCAAATAAATTAACACCAAACGCCCCTCCTGTATCAGTCTGTGCTAAGAATCTCCGAAGTGCGGGGGTTCCAGTGGCAATATAAACCCATGCCTCTATTGTCCCGCTGCCAGCGGCAAAATCCCAATCTGCGGAATCAGTAAGAGATGCGTAGTCACCAACTCCGTCAAACAGCATACTTGAGTCGCCCAACTTGGATCGCGCTGTGCTGATCTGTGCATCGCCAAACACTGTCACCGTCTTTGGCGTTGGGCTGGTATCTGTGAAAGTCGTCGAGCCATTTGCCCCAGAACCAATCAGGTGCAGAACAACATTTGCGGCATAAGGATCACCCGCAGGAGCCGCAGCCCCACCAAACATCATTGGGTTCATCAGGATCATTTCACGTCCTTGATGAGTTGGCATATCGCGTAGGCAGCGCCGGGCGGTACGGTCAAAACCAATAGATCAACTGCACTTGCAGTAGCGGTAAGCGTAGGGATTGTGCCGCCGGGGAACTTATAAAACGTGTTGTAAGCCAACAGCCGAGGCGTTGCGCCTTGGGTGATGTAAATCTGTGACATCTGCCCCGCCACCGGATTGCTTGGTGCAGACAGAGTTGTGTTCTCTGTCGTTGTATGTGCGAAGTTATTGTTCGCGGCAAGATCAATTGCCATAGCCGCACCAGAACTTGTCAGGGTGGTTACGCTGCCACGCTGTGCGCCTGTGAATGTCTGGGCCGACGACAGTGCAGCCTTGGCGTCGAGTGCGGTTTGCAGCCCTGTGATGCTTGCGATGGTGGCAGACCCAACCGCACCGGACTCTACCCATGCCGCTGAGTCGCCATCATCCAACCAGATGTACCCAATGCCAGAAGTAATATCCAGCCAGCCTTGCCCGTTTGATGGGCTGGTGGGCGCGGTATCCGAGACAGTGACGCCACCGACGATTGCTATGTCACCAGAACCCAACAACGAAGTGCTGTTAATGGTCTTGATGCTTGTGCCAGAGACAAGCGTTGCCTGTTTCTCAGAGTCGAGTTCTGCAATAGCTGCCTGAACGTCTGTAGCAGCGATGTTGCCAGTAGGCGTGAAGATGATGGCTGATGCTGGGTGATCTGGGTCAGCGAGCCCTGACAGTGCCCCGTGGTCAGTCTGCGCTGTCTGTGTAACACTGGCGTATGTCCCAACGATGCGTACAAAGCCCACGATAGCGCAGCGTGCTGTGTTGGCGTATGCGGCAGGATTACTTGTGTTGTAGCGCAGAGTAATCTTATAGAGCGGGGCAATCTCTTGGAACGGCATAGCGCCCCATGAGAGCGCAGACACGCTGGCTGCACTAGCGAGAGCTTGGCTTGCGAACGTCTGTTGTCCTGGCACAATCAAATATTGCGCTGTAGCTGTCGGGGTCGGAGTAATCGCAGTTGTTGGCAGGGCAGTCGCAGCAAACACATAGTAGTTAACAAAGGTGTCCTCTGCCAAGGCAGTACGCTGCCACGTCGCCCCGGTGAACTGGTTGTACTCCAG